TCTCTACTGCAACGCTTCAGTTTGGCGCTTCTGCGTATGCGGAACTGATCAAGTCTGGTGATGTTGTACAGGCGCATCTTCCAGGATTGTCCCCATTAGCTCAGGCGATCAAAGCTGAAACACCAGAACAGGCTGCGGAGATTGCGGGGCAAATGGGCGTGATGATGCGGGAAAGGGCGACCCGTATCGCCACTTATATGAACTGGCAGTTAATGGAGGAAATCCCGGAATGGGAAGCCGACATGGACTTGCTGCTTCATATGCTTCCTGTCGTTGGGTGTGTTCACAAAAAGACCTTCTATGACGTTGTAGAAGGTCGGCCAGCGTCTTTGTTATGTGATCCGATGGCATTGGTCATTGATCAGGGCGCGAAGTCTTTAGACAAGGCCAGAAGGGTTACTGAGCGGCTTCCTATCAAGACCTCTAACGACTTGATAGAAATGGTTAGGGGTGGTTTGTATCTCGATCAGAACTATCAGCCCTGTGAAGATACACAAGATGGGAAGCTGTACGAATTCCTCGAAATGCATCGCTGGTATGACCTTGATGGCGATGGGTATGAGGAGCCGTACGTTGTCACTCTGAACCTGAAAGACTGGAAGGTCGCGCGGATTGTCGCGAGGTTCGAGGAACAAGGGCTTTCGGTGAACGAACAGGGCGAGGTGATGAAGATCACCCCCGTTCAGCACTATACGAAGTATGAGTTCTTCCCTGATTTTGAGGCTGGTTACTGGTCTTTAGGTTGGGCGCATTTCCTTGAGCCTTTGACGGCTTCTGCTAACGGGATTGTGAATCAATTGATGGACGCGGGCTCAATCTCAAACACCCGTCCGGGGTTTATGTCGCAGACCGTGAAGTTACAGGAAGGCGGTGAACTTCGGTTCAGGATGGGCGAGTACAAAAGAGTCAAGGCCACGGCTGGGAGGCTGGCTGATTCGTTCTTTACTCCTCCAACTCCAGAACCCTCTCAAGTTCTGTTCTCTCTTCTTGGGTTTATCACGGAACAATCGCAACAACTTGCAAGTGTAATGAGTGTTGGACTTGGTGATATACCAGCTAACACCCCTGCGGCCACCGTTCTTTCGATGATTGAACAGGGTCAACGGGTTTATTCGGGGATTCACAAGCGCATCTTCCGAGCGATGCGAGAAGAGTTCAAAAAGCTGTACAGACTGAATGGGATTTACACCGACCCTAATCAGTACATGGAGATGCTGAACCAGCCGGCTGATCCTCGAATGGACTTCAACCCGTTTGATATGGATGTGATGCCTACGGCTTCCCCTGAACTTTCAAGCAAGCAGCAAAGACGGGCGCAGGCCGAGGCCCTCAGATACATCACGTATGACCCCGCAGGTATGGTTGTCCCTGGCATGGACCCGACAGAAGTAGCGCGGTTTGCTGCAGGTCAAATCACTGAAGATGTGGGCCGATTCTTCCCGAATCCGTCACCTGAACAAGAGCAGCAGCAGGCCATAGTGGCCGAAGCTGAACAGCTTTTGCTGACCGAAGAGGTCAAGCAGGCGATGGTCAAGACGAAGAAGCTAGAGACTGAAGTGCAAGAAACTCAGGCTACTGTCGTACAAAAAACGGCAGATGCTGAATTGAAAGAAGCGCAGACGATAAAGGTACTGTCTGACGATGAATAAAGCCCTATGGGACGAGTGGCGGGCCAGCCCGATCACTCTGGAAGTATTCCGTGCGATGCAGAAACATCACGCGGAACAGGCGGTGAGCGGGTTAACCGATTCACTGGTTATGGACTCAGTAGAACAGACTGCACTCCGTGTAGCGGAGCATTCTGGTTATCTAAGGGGTCTGAAAGCTCTGATAGACGGAGATTTTGTAGACGATGAACAGTCTGATAGCTAAACAGCACTATGCGCCAATCTCAGAAGTTGAGTTGGTTGCGCTGCAGAAGAATCCACCGATCAAGCCGTGTGGAAACTTTCTGCTGATCCGTGTCGAAGACGTGAAAGAAACGTATGGCGATTCAAAGATCGTGATTGCTGCCAATGTGGTTGATCGTGAGCAGAAAGGCGCTGGCCTTGGCTACGTGATCGCTATTGGAGAGGGCGCGTGGTCCGACTGTGAAGAAGGCCCGTGGTGTTCAGTTGGTGATCGTGTTGTATTCCAACGGTACGAAGGCGTTGTTCCGCCGATTGAAGGTCTGGATTCTGGGAAGTTTAGAATCATCCCCGATAACAAGGTTCTGGGGGTGGTGCAATGAGCGAAGCTGAAAACATTGACACCCCTATCGAAACACCTGAAGTACAGGTGAGCGTCGATCCTATCGAGGAAAAAGCACGCGGTCAGGGCTGGGTTGGTGAGGAAGAGTTCAAATCAAACCCCGATAACGAAGGAAAGGTATGGCGTCCGGCGCGTGAGTTTGTAGAACGCGGTGAGATGATTGGCGAAATCCGCTCGGTTAAGTCTGAGATGGAACGCATGCGCGCAACGATGCGCGAGACGATGGATCAGCAGGCCAAAGCCATTCGGAAGCAGCTTGAGGAGAAGTTTCAACGGCAACTGGATACCGCCGTAGACGAAGGCGATAAAGCAGCGGCATCTAAAGCGGCTGAAGAATTGGCGAAACTCAAGGATGCTCCGGAGCCTGATCCGGTTGTACCGCCTGCGGTTGAAGCGTTCAAATCGCGTAACAAGTGGTTTTCGGAAAACGCTACCGATCCCCTTGAGCGTGAAATGTCTGACCTTGCTGTTGCTCTTGATATGCAACTACACAGGGCGGGAAACGAGAACACAGAATCGAGGCTTGCTGAAGTCGAGAAGCGGATACGGAAGATTTATCCCGAGAAGTTCGGGAACCCTGCACGTGAACGCTTGCAGGCGGTTGAATCGAGCGGACAAGTGCGAAGACCTGGGAAGAAATCTGTACCCTCACTTGATTCCCTTGGTTCAGATTTCCAGAACGTGGGTAAAAAGCTCGTCAGACAAGGCGTGTTCAAGTCCGAGTCCGAGTATGTACAATCGCTGATCGACACAGGGGCTATTGATGTCTGAGCAAATCATTGATGATGTGAATCAAGAAAAGCGTAAGCCCGGTCGGCCACCGAAGAAGACCGTTGAAGATCAAGTTGCTGATGCCAGAGCCCGAAGGGAACGACGACGGGCAGAGATCGGCAAAGGCGAAACAAACCTGTCAGCGCCACAAAGGCCGGGGTTTGTGCGTCGATGGGTGAATGATGTAACCGGACGTGTAGACCGTTTCAGAGATAATGGTTGGGACCCGGTTCAAGAGAATGGCTCCGATGTAAGACACGTTGGAGGGCAGAAGAATCCGCTTAAAGCGGTGCTGATGGAAATACCGGAAGAGTTCTACCGGGAAGACCAGAAGGCAAAAATGGCAAAGGTAGTAGACCCGCGCCAAATGGCCGAAAACCGGCCAAAGCAAAAGACCGAAGATTCCCCGGAGGAATACATCCCCGGCGGCAAAGACTCTGCGCTTGCTGTTGATAAGCTGCGCTAACCCCTTACTTCCCTCGTTCGAATAGATGCGCTGCTAGAAGGCGCAGGGTGATGTAAGGACGAAATCCCTTACCTTTTTCCATCAAGGAGATAATCATGGCGGATTCGCCGTTTGGTTTTCGTCCTCTGAATCACAGCGCGGATTGCGTCCAAATGTGCGTCATTCCTGCGTCTGATGGTACTGCTACGTTTGTCGGCGATGCCGTAAAACTGGCCGGAACAGAGGACACTACAGACAATGCTACTGCGGTCATTCAGGCTGCGGCAGGAAACGTCATTTACGGGGTGATCGTAGGCTTTGAGCCGGATTACACCAACTTGGCCCTTAAGTACCGCACTGCGTCTACTCGGCGTGTGTGTTACGTGGTCCCTGCACTTCCGCATATCGAGTTCGAGACTCAAGCGGACGGCGCAATGACCTCTGGCGATTCGGGTCTTTATGCTGACATCGTTGTCGGCTCGGGGTCCACGACCACGGGACGCAGTGCGATGGAGCTGGACATCAGTACGGTAAGTACGACTGGTCAGCTTCAGGTACTCCGCCCTTCTCGGACAGTGGGCGAATCTTTTGACACCAGCGCGGCTGGGACCAACATGGTCGTACTCATCAATGAGTCGGTCTTCAAGGTCTACGGCGGCACCGCAATTGCCGGCTCGGCATAAGGAGGCATCATGGCAGCAGGTGTTATCACAACTGGCAGTTTTGCCAAGGCGCTGTGGCCCGGTGTCAACAAGTGGTTTCAGCAAGACTATGCGGTGTGGACTGAAGAGTTCTCGCAAATCTTCCAACAGACGACTTCCGAAAAGGCGTTTGAGGAAGATGTTGGCGTATCGGGTTTCGGACTGGCGGCTGTTAAAGCCCAAGGTACGAGCATCGAATACGATGACAGCGAGCAGAACTTCATCAGCCGCTACAACCACTACACGTATGGCAAGGGCTTCATCATCACCCGTGAGATGTACGAAGACGATCTTTATGGCGTCATCGGTTCGCGTGGTGCGCGGTCCCTGTCTCGTGCGGCCCGGATCACCAAAGAGGTTGTCCACGCAAACATTCTGAACCGTGCTTTTAACTCGTCTTACACGATGGGTTCTCAGAGCGATGGTAAGGAACTGTGCGCAACGGATCACCCCTATGGCCCGTATGGTGGGACGTTCCAGAACGAACTGACCACGGCGGCTGACCTCTCAGAAGCCAGTCTCGAAGACCTCATCAAGCTGATCGGTCAGGCAACTGACGCGCGCGGTCTGCAGATGATGCTTCAGGCGAAGCGGCTGGTGGTCCCGGTGAACGAGCAGTTCAACGCAATGCGCATTCTGGAGACGGAATTGCGTTCGGGTTCGGCTGACAATGACATCAACGCGATTCGGCAAGGGAAGTACATTGCCAACGGCGTGCTGGTGAATCATTACCTCACCGACACTGATGCGTGGTTCGTGATCACGGATTGCTCTGACGGCCTGAAGACGTTCAACCGGCGCGGACTTGAGTTCGCTATGGATAACGACTTTGACACGGAAAACGCGAAGTACAAGGTTACTGAGCGGTATTCATGTGGCTGGAGTGATCCACGGGGCGTGTACGCAAGCCCTGGCGCTTGATCTTGAGGGGGGGCTTATATGCCCCCCGTAAGAGATTTGAAACGATGTCTGACTTTGTTATTAGGTGAGGTTTGATGGCAATTAGTACCATTTCGGCTGAACTATTGGTTGCTCTCCAGCGCCATTGGTTCAACCAACCTTCATGGGTGCTGGGGCGGGCCATTATGCTGCCTACGCCGAAATGGTTCTTTATCGCTCTGATGGTTTTTTCGCACGTCATCTTAACTTCGACAACTAGCCGTTTTGGCTTCTCGCGTCCGTTTGATGACATTCCTATATGACCCTCACCGTCGATTAAGCCAGCGAAATATGCGGTTTTTATCTCATCCATAATAAACAGTCTATCAAGTCGATTTATGGGGGGCAAGCAGCCCCCTTTTCTTTTCAAAACCATTGAGGGCTGCGGCTCTTCCATCAGGAGAATTCAATGGGCATTTCCAATTTCCCTAACGGGTTTAAACAAGGGATCGCGGTTCGTGGTATCCCTATCGTCAACACGCATCCGGGCGAGGTGTTCTGGGTAAACAACTCAGGCGTACTTGCTAAAGGTGGTGTTGGTGGGTCGGATGGCAATGACGGTACTTATCAAAGACCGTACAGCACCATCGACAAGGCGCTGGACGCGGCCACTGCCTCTCGTGGCGATGTGATTCTGGTCATGCCGGGTCATGCCGAAACGGTGGCTACAGATGGCGGGCTTGCCTTTGATAAAGCAGGTGTTGCGGTAATTGGTCTTGGTGTTGGTACGCTCCGGCCTACCATTTCACTGAGCACGCTTGCTGCTGCTGCGATCACGGTGACTGCGGCTAACGTCACGTTGAGCAATTTCCGTATTGTTGCGAACTTCGCTGACATTACGAATGCGATTGATGTGACTGCAACCAATCTTCACCTTGATCGTATTGAGTTCATCGAAGGCGGGGCAGACCTGAACTTTCTGGACTACATCGCCTGTACTGGCGGTGACGGTACGGCTAACAATCTGACCGTTACTGACTGTATTGGTACTGCGATTGATGCTGCGCAGAATTCGTTCCTGAACATTACAGGTGATCTTGATCGCCTTGTGTTCATGGGCAACTTCTACAGTTCGACCACAGCCAATACCCTCGCCATGATCTTGTGCGCTACGGGCAAAGACCTGACGGATTGCCGGGTTGAAAATAACCGGATGTACACACTCGCAACGGCGGGCGATCTTCTGATCGACAATGACACCACTGCAAATACTGGAATCGTAGCCTGGAATCTGATCGGACATGCCGATACAGCGGGTGAGGTTCTTATTGATGCGGACGGTGTACGTCAGTTCGAAAACCGTGGCACTGCGACCGACACTGCGTCGGGCTATGTGCTGCCGGCTTTGGATAGCTGATGAAGAAAGGCTAGTCTAATGGCCACGGTATGTGCCTCCATGATCTCTCGTTCAAAATTGCGGAGATGTTCCCGTGAGTCACGCCGTAATCTTCGGCTATTAGAGCATGACTATCCCCGCATATCAGAAGTCTCCATTTAATGGAAACGACGGATTGTGGGGATAGTTTCCTGCTGCCAACTCTGTTTCTGTGGGCCATGTCGGCCATGTTTTCGGCATGCGTCCCAACATACAAATGATCAAGATTAATGCACGACGGGTTGTCGCAATGATGGTTGATGCTTTTGCCATGTGGGATTGGCCCATAAGCCACTTCATAAATGGCTCGGTGTGCGCGATATTTTTTTCTTCGGAAGCGAAACCTCCCGTATCCACTTGGGTGTTTTTCTCCGGTCCACAAATGGCACCCGTTGCCATTGACAGAAGCCCGGCTGACTACCGCGCATTGGAGAGAGCAATAGCACTCAGACCTTGCAATAGGGCGAAACATCACCCCGCAATTACGACATATTTTTCCATTTTTAGGGGCGATCATGTCTGCAATCCGTAATCGTGGCCGTCATTATAAGCCCGGTGACAACTTTGTTATATGTGATGAGTGCGGGTTCAAGTTTTATGCCAGTGAAACAAGGATGAGATGGGATGGGATGATTGTTTGTTCAAAAGATTGGGAACCCCGTCACCCCCAAGATTACGTGAAGGGTCGCGCAGACCAACAAAAAGTTACGAATGCGCGGCCTGATGATGATCGTTTTGAACAGAGTCCGGTAACGGTGGATGACCTGTAATGGCGACAAGTGGATCGACCAATTTCACGCTGACGGTTGAAGATGTCATCCGTGATGCGCTGTACAAGTGTGAAGCCCTTGAAGAGGGCGAGGCTATTACCGGAGAGCATACGGAGTCTGCGCTTCGTCAACTTAATCGAATCCTAAAGCGATGGAACACCCGTCAATTGAGATGGGCGAGGAAGGAAGGCGTCCTGTTTTTGAATGCCGATCAGCAGATTTACACCCTCCCGAGTGATAAATGTGCTTCGGGTACATTTAGTTACACCCGGTTGAATGGGGCGCATCTTGCGTCAGCCACGACGTTAACGGTTGACTCGACCGCTCCAGGTGTTCCGATGACCGCGATGGCATCGAGTGCGATCATAGGGATTGAACTGACTGATGGAACAAGACACTGGACGACTGTTTCCAGTGTAGGCAGTTCTACATCCGTCACAATCGCATCAGGGCTCGCTAGCGCCGCTTCTGATGACGGGACTGTGTTTTGGTATACCACTGAGATAGAGCGCCCTGTAAGGGTTTTTAATCTCCGAAGAGGGCCATACTCCGGGGCAGAGGTTCCAATTGATATGGTTGCGCGTGATGTTTACATGGCGCAGCCTAATAAAACCTCTTCCTCGATCCCAACAATGGCGCACTACCAGCCCGATATATCAGCGGGGAAGCTCTACGTCTGGCCGGTTTCGAGCACGTGTAACAACGTCCTTCGATTCACCTATCAAAGAACTCTTGAAGATGCCGACCTTGTGACGAACAACCTCGATATGCCAGAAGAGGCGGTTGACGCTTTGATCTATGAACTGGCTTCGAGGCTCGCCCCTGAATATCAGTTACCTCTTGATAAACGTGCTGCATTAGCGGCAGAAGCGGCTGAACTGATAGAGGACATGGACGCATTCGACGAAGACGACACGTCTGTATTCCTGGTGCCGCATGCCTGAAATCCCATTGGCAGGGGCGAGTTACGATTTAACGCCTGCGTCTACTCAACGCTCGATCAATGTTGAGCCGATGGTTTTAGAGGCCGCGGGGGTTACAAGATTCAGGCTTAAACAGACGCCCGGTCTCGTGACATTTTCTACCGTTGCAGGCTCTCCAAGAGGGTCTATCTCAATGGGCGATTATGTCTACGCTGTACATGACACAACGCTTTATCAGGTTGACTCTTCGGGTACAGCTACGTCATTGGGAACGATAGCGGGGACCTCTAGGGTTTCGATGGCCGCTAATGGAACCTATGTCGTGATTGTCACGGGTTCCGAAGGGTATTACACAGACGGCACTACGCTCACACAGATTACGGATGCGGATTTCGTTGCTGCGGATCGTGTCAGGTACTTGGATGGATACTTTGTATTCCATCAGACCGATACGGATAACGTGTTTATCTCAAGTCTGAATGATCCAAGCACTTATGACGCGACGGAAGTACAGGCGAAAGGTGGGACGGGTGACCTGCTTCAAACAATCACCACGATCAACGGTGATCTTGTTCTGTTTGGAGAGACGCACTCCTACTTTTGGAGGAATACGGGGAACGTAGACTTTCCATTTCAAAACATCGAAGGGGCGGAAATGCAGCGGGGCTGTTTATCGCCCCACGCTGTAGCGGGGATTGATAACTCCGTGATCTTCGTTGGTGATGACAGAATCGTTTATTGGATTGAAGGGTATGTTCCGAAGCGTGTCTCTAATATCCCCCTTGAAGAGTACCTTTCTGGTCTGACTGAGGCTCAAATAGCAGACGCCTACGGCTTCGCTTATACCCAAGGTGGTCAGTATTACTATGTGTTCACTGCAGGTGATAGAACATGGGTATACAACCGCACACAATCGCTTTTAATCCAACAGAGTCTTTGGCACGAACGATCCTCTAGTGATGAAGAATGGCTCGCTCAAACCCACGTCTATGCGTTTGGTAAACATCTAGTTGGGGGTGATGGGTATCTCTACGAACTCTCAACTTCAACCTACACAGAGAACGGAACGGCGATAAAAAGGACTCGGACTATCGCGCCTTTGTGGGCGCAGGATGAGGTCTTTTCTGTAGGTAAACTCAGACTTCTGATGAAGGTTGGAACGGGCTCTTTAACTGATCCGCCTGAAATCAGTCTGGAAACCTCTACGGATGGGGGTAAGACATGGGGCGATCCGAAGACTAGAGAGACTGGATTACAGGGTCAGTATGGAACGGCTGTAATCTGGAGAAGGTTGGGAAGGGCAGATAACAAGGCGTTCCGCTTCACATGGTCATCTAACGCGGACATCGAGTGTTACGGGCTGTTTGCTGATGCAGGGTAAGTATTTCATCTCGAAAGCCTTGGATATTGTCAGGGATGGCAAGCCTACAAGGGCGATGGCGCAATGGATGGATCGAATGTCTGCGATTGCAGAGGGTATATCGAGTTTCATTGGCGAGAATGGTGACGGTGAATTAACTGCTGATGATGTTGCGCAAGGCGTAACAAATCGCGTCATTGAACTTGCCAATCAGGCGATTGCAAGGAATACAGATGGCACGATTGCATCAATCACATACACCGATCCTGACACCTCAGAAACCATATTGACTGAACTGTTTACCTATAATTCAGTCGGCCAGATTGAACAGGTTGAAGGCACTGATGCGAATGGTCAGGTTACAACGGAGAACTTCACGTTTAACGCGGACTTTCTTTCTACTGTGACTGTTAGCGTGGGTACTCTTTAATGCCGACAAACGTCATCGTTGATGCGCCTAAAGGTCTTGTCAGTACGTCCAATAGCTCAACGACTCCACTATCAGGTGGCGCGACGTTCGCAGGAACGGGTGAACAAAACTTTTTCCCTGACGTCATGGCGTCATGCTACGCCGACGTTGCGGGTACGCTTTACTTTGACTTTTCCATTGATGGAACAAACTGGCGCACATTTCCAACGTCTGGATTTACTGTTTCCGCAGGAATCCATGAATTTCACACAGCAGTTAAAGGCCCTCGATACTTTAGAGCCCGGTATGTCAACGGCGGCTCTGCGCAGGCGACGTTTCAACTTCAGGTTTACTACGGATCGTTTCGTCAACCGTCATCGCCAGTCGGCAGCACCATATCATCCGATGCCGATGCGCTGGTCACTAAAACGATCATTTCTGGCGTCGGTGATGTAAATGCGGCGGTCACTGACCACAACGCACTGCAGGTAACATTTTCTTCCGAAGGAAAGACGGCTTTCGGCGAGGCAACCGTTGCCATAAACACGGCTGCTGCGCAGTTATCGTTCCCCTATTCTGTTAATCCACAGATTGCCCTCGTCAGGGAAAACCAGTCGGGGACAGTTACACACTCAGGCAGGCAGGCGGTTCTATCGACGGGCGCTGCGGCGTCCTCCTCTGCAGAAATCAGAAGCAGGAACCTGCTGCGCTATGCCCCAGGTGTCGGCGCACTTGCGCGGTTTACTGCTGTTTTTACATCGGGCGTGGCCAATTCAACGCAGTGGATTGGAATCGGTAACGAGAGTGATGGATTTTTCTTCGGTTATGACGGCACATCATTCGGGGTCATGCACCGAAGGAATGGCTCACCTAAAATCACGACGCTTACGGTAAGCACCGCTTCGAGCACGACTGAAAACATAACTATCACGTTGGACGGAACTACGAAGTCTGTTGCTGTAACGAATAGTGGGAATACGACGACGACTGCCAATGAAATTGCGGCGGCTGATTATTCTGATACCGGAACGGGCTGGTTAGCGTATGCCGCAGGGGACAAGGTTATATTCAAATCATGGGATGCCGCTGTACATGGTGGTTCCTATTCCCTTTCAGGGGCGACCACTGCGGTAGGTTCGTTTTCGTCCAACGTCACGGGTGTTGCGCCTACTGAAACGGTGGTCGCACAAGCCTCATGGAGCGGCCTAGATATCTTCGACGGCAACGGGGTGACCGGAGTTACGCTCGATCCGACAAAAGGGAACGTCTATCAGATTCGATATCAGTGGTTGGGGTATGGTCGGATCACGTTCTACGTTGAAGACCCCGATGATGGTGAAATGCACGAAGTGCATTACATCGAATATGCAAACGCGAACACGTCTCCAAGTGTTGGCGATCCTTCATTGAGTTTGTTTGCCAAAGCGGCAAACTCTTCAAATACTTCAAACGTCGTTTTGAAGACGCCCAGCATGGCGGCGTTTTATGAGGGCCAAAACCCTGAGACTGGCGCGAGGATCGCAACTTACAAC